TCAGTTGCTTTTTGTTGGTCTTGAGTTACGCCTGGTCTCAACTTGATCTCATCGTAATATTTACTCTTTGTTTCCTCTAAAAAGCTTTTGGCTTTTGCAATTTCTTCTTTATAAGCGAGTTTCTTTTTTCTTATGTCTCGCTCTTCATCTATATCCTCGTCATATGAAAAATTATCTTCTAATAAGAAGTTAATCTCCTCCATATCTAAATGAGGTTTTGTCTGTTTATAAAATTCTTTTAATAAAGTATCACTGTCTACATTTGAATAGTCAGCGTTTAATCTAACATAGTCTTCAACAGTTCCACCAGTCTCTTCCATAAACTTAACTAACTTTTCTACATTTTCCGGTAAGTTAACTTCTGGTTGCTTTACTTCAGCTACTGGTTCTTCTTTAATTACTTTTTCTTCTACTACCTCTTCTTCGGTTATCTCTTGTATAGGAGATACTACTTCTTCTTCTTTCTTTTCGGTAGGTTGTTCAGTTGTTTCTTTGACGTTTTCTTTAGGAACTTCTTCGCTAATTGGGGATTCGTCGCGAACAGGTACTTCATCTGTTGTTTGCTCTTGAACGGCATCTTCTTCTTTTTTAGATAAATCTACTTTAATAAGTTCATCTTTTTTATTTAATTTTTTAGGTCTCCCTGGTTTCTTTTTAATTTTAAAGTCACCTTCTTTCTTGACTGTTTCTGACATAATATAATATAATAGTTAATAATTATCTAGGCATAAATTGCTCTAGTCCAAATCCACCCAAGTTATCATTACCTGAGGATTCAAAGTTTTTAGGTAATAAATCATTTTTTCTTTGATCTATTAGCTCTGATTGTTGCGACGCTTGTATTTTAGTTCTTTCGTCTTTACGATCTTCTTTACTATTTTCAGCATTTTGTTTTGCTTGACCTTGCATCTGAGCTAATTGCATATTGTAATTAAACTCCTGCTCCATTAATTGCATTTTAACTTGAGCTTCTCTTTCCATTTTCTGAACATCAAAATCAGACTTAGCTTTTTCTAACTGCATTTTTTGCTCAGTTAATATTTGTTGCTTTTGAGCTTCTGCCATGGCTGTTTGCTCTGCTAATTGAGCATTAGCTTGTGCTTGTGCTTGTATATTAGCTTGTTGAGCCTGTTGATCTCTAGCTGCTTTATCTTTTCTTCTTTTCTTCAACATTTGATTAGCTAACTTTAAATTGTTAACTTCTCTAACATCTATAGCATCTTCAAGATCTATTTGACCACCTTGTAAAGCGATTTGTATATTTTGCTCTAATACTTGTTTTTCTTCTTCATCTGGCTCTAACTCTAAAAATACACCAAAGTCATGTAAGTTTAAATTAGATAATTCGTCTAATGTACCTACGTTGTATCTTGATATACTAGAAGCTAATGACTGTCTAGTAAATGGAAATGCTAAAGCATCTGCGACTCTTAATGATATATTTTCACAAGTTCTAAGTGTTAAATATAAACTAGACTGTAGTATATGTCTAGTAGCTACGTTTGAACTAGCAGCTGCTAGCTTTTGTAAACCTACTAACGATTGCTTATCAGGTAGTGTACCATCTCTAGCTTCATTAAGTCCGGTTACATCTCTTATCATTTTTAAGTAATATTCATAAGTCTGAATAAGAGCTTGTATTTTACCCATACCATTAGACGTTGCTAATTCTTGAATAGGTACTTTACCAGGGTTCATGCCACCATCTTGCGTCATTGATCTACCTACAATAGAACCAGTTTGAAAATACATATTCAAAGCTTCAGCTGGATTGTAATTAGTTCCGTTACCAAGATCTACTTCTGCTAAACCATCTATATCCATGTAAACACCATCAGGTACTATTCTAGACATCACCTGTTGCAGTTTTAAATGAGTTAGCTGTATCATGTCAGCAAAACCAGTTATTCTGCTTACAATTGATTCTACGCGACCTTTGTATAACCTAGGAGCTACAATGTTGTAGTTCATGTTAACTTTAACAGTGTCAGCGTTTGGCCTAGTCATATTTTCAGCCATTTCCCATCTTAGCATTTTTTCGTGTCCTAGTATTTTAGCTCCACTATATAATACTTCTATTGATCTAAATGCTTTTTTAAAACTTTCGCTTTCAGGTGGATTAAAACTATCAGTTTTTTCTAATACTTTTTCTAAGCCATTAGCGGTTTCTTTAATTTTAAATACTTGGTTAGTATAAGTTTTATATTCAAAGTATAATACTTGAACAGTATTGTCATCATATCTACCACTCCAGTTTCTAGTATAATTTTGATTACCTGGATACTTTTGTATTTCGGCTAACTCTTCAGAGGTTAAGTAAGGAAATTGTTTTTTAAGTTCAGGTAAGCTAATAGCTTTAACTTCACCTACGTAATATATATCTTCAAAATTAGGATCTTCTGTATATGAGTAAACTAAACTAGCTGGATCTACATATTTAACAGTGACACCTTCTGATCTATCAAAATCAGTTTTCACTGCAGAGATACCTAACACACATAAATCGTGATTTAATCTTCTTCTAGTTAAATCGTATTTATTACTTGACAATACATTATTTATAACCTCTTCTTCAGCTACTTCAATAGATTCTTTATAATCCATTTGCATATGAAGCTGTAAATCCTCTTCACTTTCCATTTCCATACCTACGCCTTGGGACTTAGAAACGTCTAATCCAGTTACTTGTTGTATTTGCTGGATTAATTGTTTCTGCATCATATCTCTTTGTATGGCTTCAGCATAAGCTGTTCTTTTCATTATAGACTCAGGGTCTTGAGCAAAAGCTTTAATCTCGTAATTTCTTTGTGACATACCGTTAACAACTATATCTACAAACTTAGGTATAACTGGTACAGGCTTCCAGTCTAAATTTAAATATGATAAATCACCATTTATAGATAATTCATCTTTATATTTTTGAACAGACTGTTCGCCTCTTGAATATAATCTAAGTCTATGAAAGTTGTTATAATTAGTGTTAAACCTATCATAAGCTCCTCTATCGTTTCTAAACCATTCACCTTCAATAGCTCTACCAACTTNTAATCCATATTCATATGTAGCTTTCTCTGCGTCTGGTACAACTTGATCAGGAAACGAACTGTTATAATTAGTATTTATCATTTATTTATTTTTGAGGTATAACCACTGTTATCATATTTTTTAATGCCTAAGTGCATTGACTTTTTTTCTCTTTTAGCAACAGGAACGTATCTATTCTTGTTACAAGCCATAATAGCTAAACCAGAACTAATAGAAGCATCGTGTTTGGTTCTATTGTTTATATCAAATCTAGACCAATCTTCTAATGTGCTTTGATGATACATATCGCCCATACCGGTTTCAAGTCTTCCAACGTGATCTTCTATATAAGATTCTATAGCAGCAGCATGTGCTTGTTTAATATCTTCACTTGAATTAGGTATTCCACCTATTTCTTTTTCAGTAGGTGATAGCTTATTCCATACTTTGTCAGGACGGTTCATACTAAAGCCTCTGTATCCTCTTCTTCTTAAATAGTATAAAAATCTAGGTTTATTGTTTTCAGCCAATATTGGCATACCATAAAAATGTAACGCCATTAGTATTTCTTCAAAAAATATTTCTGCAGTCTGTGGTCTAGCTACATATTCACAAAAGAAATGATTAGGTGGTGCATCTTCCATTGAAAACTTGGTTAGTCCATGAAGAGCTCCATTAGAACCTTTACCATCAACAGTGCCAGATATATCATAGCTATCAAGACCAAATGCTCCCATGTGTTCATTACCAGGATATTTAATACCATTCTTTATAATCACTCTATTTTGAAGATTTTTAGGTGGAACCCAAGATACNTTAAATCTACCGTCTTTATTAGGTACAAATTTAACCTTACCATCCTTAGTTCCTTCTTCCCACATAAAACTACCTTTTGTAGTTGTATTATTAATCTCTTCGTTATAGTCTATCTGTTCATATATTCTAGTTAGATTAAATAAACTATTTTTAGTTTCGTCTCTAAAAGCGTGTTGTTCTGTTCTTGGAAACTGTCTGTAATATTCATTTAAACCGTCTTGATCGGATTTTAAACCGTCAACTTCATTTTCCCAATGCTCTATTACTCCGATTGTAATTGGCAGATTGTCTGCTCCAACTGTTTTATTTTTTGGCGTAACGAATACAGGTGATCCAAAAGTATCCATGAATCCTTCGTAGTTCCATTCCATAGGGATGAAAAGAGAATAGAGTCCGCTAGAAGTTTGTCCGTTTCTA